GGTAGCCAAGGCACTACAGGTACGCAGGGTACTCAAGGCACACAGGGTATTCAAAGCCCACAGGGTACAACTGGCTCACAAGGCACGACTGGAGCTCAGGGAACTACGGGCGCTCAAGGCGTACAAGGTATTCAAGGATTTCAGGGAACAACGGGTGCTCAAGGCACAACTGGTTCCCAAGGAACTACTGGTTCACAAGGAGCAACAGGAACCCAAGGTTCAACTGGTACACAAGGTATTCAAGGTATTCAAGGAACTTTAGGTACACAAGGAACTGCTGGAGATAAGTACCAAACTGCTTCTAGTACTTCTTTAACACTTCCAGCAAGTGGTGCTCAAATATTGACTGTAGCAACAAACCTTTCTTATTCTGTTGGACAGTCTGTAATTGTTGCTAATACAACTTCAAATATTATCTATGGAGATGTTACTGCCTATAACACTGGTACTGGCGCACTTACAATAGCCGTAACAAGAAGTCTTGGTTCAGGAACGTATACCTCTTGGACAGTAAATCTTGATGGTGCGATTGGTATTCAAGGTACTCAAGGTACAACTGGTTCACAAGGTGCGACTGGTTCACAAGGTTCAACTGGAGCTCAAGGTACTACTGGCGCACAGGGTACAACTGGAGCGCAAGGAACCCAAGGTATTCAAGGTGTTCAAGGATTCCAAGGCACTACTGGTGCACAAGGAACAACAGGAACCCAGGGAACTCAAGGTATTCAAGGACCACAGGGAACTACAGGAACTACTGGTACACAAGGTACTAGTGGAACTAATGGAACTCAAGGTACGCAGGGTATCCAAGGAATAACTGGAACAACTGCTGCTGACCCAACAGTCACTGTTTTATTGTTTGGCGGTATGTAAGGTACACTTCTGTAATGAATTTAGTACAGAAATCGGTACAAAAGGGCGGAAAATTAAAGCCCCTTATTATTCCTGCTGAGGTAACTAAAGGCACTGGGTTGATGAACCCGTCAATCTTTATAGATGAAGACGGTGACATTCTCTGTATTTTGCGCCATATAAATTACACGCTATATCACGCTGAAAACAATCAACGCTTTCCAAGTATTTGGGGGCCACTTTCTTATCTACACCCAGAAGAAGACCAACGTCTTGTTACAGCTAATTATTTTTGCCGCTTAGATAAAGACTTCAACATTATTAATTACACCCTTATAGATACCACTAAGCTTGATGTAAAGCCTATCTGGACATTCGTAGGTGAAGAAGATGCTCGCCTTGTTAAATGGGAAGGTGAGTACTACGCCACAGGTGTTCGTAGAGATACCACGACTAATGGTCAAGGTCGCATGGAGCTTTCTAAGTTAGAAATAGATAAGGAAGCGTGGACAGCTAAAGAAGTATCTCGTATAAGAATTCCTGCCCCTATAGATGAGAACTCATATTGTGAGAAAAACTGGATGCCTATTCTTGATAAGCCATACCAGTATGTAAAATGGACAGTACCTACTGAAGTTGTAAAAGCCAATCCTAATGAGCCTGTATGTGAGCAGGTATCTGTTAAGCAAGGTAAAACAGCTAATGCAGACCAACGCGGTGGTTCTCAATTAATTCCTTGGGGCGATTATTACATCGCTATTACCCATGAGGTTGTTCTGTATAAAAACTATCTTAAGCAAAAAAATGGCACCTATCGCCACAGGCTATGCGTATGGGATAAGGACTTTAGCCTTATAGGTCTTTCCCCTACTTCTTGGTCTTTCTTGGATGGTCAAATTGAATTTTGCGCAGGAGCGGCTAAACACAACGACAATCTACTTATTACTTTTGGCTTTCAAGATAATGCCGCGTTTATATTAGACGTGCCTAATGAGGTAATAGAACAAATGATTCAGGAGGCACTCATTGTATAAAACAATTGATGACCTAATCGTCACACTTTCTAAAGACCCGTTCAATCCAGTATTAAGCTTTAATATTGCCGTTGAATACCAAAAGGTAGGTCAGACTGCATCTGCTGTTTCTTTCTATTTACGCACAGCTGAGTATGGGTATTACTCACATCCAGACTATGTGTATGCCTCTTTGCTCAAATCAGCGCAGTGTTTTGAAAGTCAAAAGAATCGTGAGAACACAGTGCTTAACTTGTTCTTAAAATCTATTGCTTTTCTTCCTGGTAGACCAGAGGCGTGGTTCCTACTATCGCGTTGGTATGAGAGAAGCCAAAAATGGCAAGAGTGTTATACATCTGCTGAGGTTGGTTTATCACTAGCCCAACACAAACAAAACCCACTTCCTATATGGCTTGATTATCCAGGTGAGTATGGTTTGCGCTTTGAGAAGGCTGTGAGTGGTTGGTGGGTAGGTCGTAAAGATGAAGCCATCAATATATTTCGTGACCTTCTAGAAGAAGATATTGGTCAGATTTATAGGGCGGCAATTGTTAACAATCTTAAGACTATTGACGATACTCCTGAATACATCTCTCCTCTTGAGCCAGTAATAACTAACTATAGAAAATATTTTGGCGCTAAAGCTTCCCTCATTATTGATGTAGGAACAAGAGATGGAGATGACGCTAACTACTTCATTAAGGAGCTAAGAGGCTCTAAGGCTATTGTTATTGATGCTAACCCAACCTGCTTTAATATGACTAAACAGCGCTACCCATGGATGGCTGCCTACTGCTGTGCTATTACAGATACAGATGGAGAGGTTACCTTTAACCAAGTCAATACTTCTAATATTGAAGTGTTGGGCACCTCGTCTATTATCAGTAAAGAGCACTCAGTAAATCCGCCACCAGACTTCTATAAAAATATTACAAAGCAGATAACGGTCCCTTCATCTCGTATGGACACCCTATTGGTAAAAGAAGATGTCACAGGCGTTATAGATGTGGTCAAGATAGATACTGAAGGCTACACATGGCAAGTGCTTCAAGGCTTTGGAGATAGACTCAAAGATGTCAAGCTTTTCCATCTAGAGACTGAAAAAACTTCTACTACCCCAGAGCATAGAACCAGCAAAGAGGTTGCTCAATTTATGGCCTCCAATGGTTTTGTTTTAGTAGATACTTCTCACGAGTGGGGAGAACTTATACAAGACCAGATATGGGTAAATCCAGCCCTGGCTACTCGTAATAAAGAATGTTTTAACCCTACAGAAAGCCTCTGATAGGCCATAATTTAGTTACCACCTTTAAGGAGTTCCATGGCAACCACAGTTTATAAAGTACTGGGACAAGCTAACCCAGCAGCAACCACAGAAACTCAGCTCTACTTGGTGCCATCGGCTACCTCGGCTGTAGTTTCAACACTTACTATTTGCAACCAAACATCTTCAGCAGCCACATACCGCGTTGCTGTCGTTAAGTCTGGTGGAGCTACAAGCCCAGCAGCAGCGCTCTCATGGATTGTCTATGGCGCAACAGTTGCAGCCTCAGATACAACAGCGCTTACTCTTGGTATCACACTAGCGACTGGTGACCAAATTCGCGTTTACGCATCAAGTGCAAACCTTTCATTCTCTGCCTTTGGTTCGGAGATTTCATAGCATGTCAATCTCAAGCGTTAACGGTGTAGCGTCTACAGTCAGCCGCTACCGCTTCGTAGCAGCAGGTGGAGAAACTTCTCTTTCAGGTACAGATGCCAATGGTGCGACACTCTCTTACCTTATTGGTAAAGAAGAGGTTTACCTAAATGGCGTCCTTCTAGTTCGTGGTCAGGACTACACAGGAACTGATGGCGCAACAATCTCATCCCTTACTGCACTGGTTGCAGGAGATACAGTTGAGATTATTACCTTCGTCCCATTTGCAATTCCTACTGCTATCTCATCTTCAACAGTAACAACTGCGGGCGATTTAATTGTTGCCACTGGTGCATCTGCTGTTACTCGTCTAGGAGTTGGCTCTTCAGGAACAATCCTTACTTCTAATGGAACTACTCCTGCCTATACATCTACTATTACTGGAACACTTAATAACGGCACTCTAACAGGAACCTTAACGGCGGCATCTACATCAGGAACTTCTGGTCAGTTGCTATCTTCTACTGGCACTGGTGTCCAGTGGGTTGCTGCTCCTGCTGCTGGTTCATTGACTTTACTTTCAACAACTTCACTTGCTGGTTCGGCTGCAACAACAATTTCAAGCATCAGTCAAAGTTATACTCATTTATATATTTATATGTATGGAATAACTTGTTCAACAAGCCAAACAGGATTGCAAATCTTGCTCAGTTCTGGTTATGGTTACACATCAGGAACGGGAAATTACAATGGAGCGAATGACTCTATTGTTGATACTTATATTAGACCCTTGGGTGCTGGTTATTTGAAACAAAATGTAGCAAATAATGGTTTTGGCATAACAATTCAAAATTATACGGCTTCAAATTTAATCAAACCTTTTACTATGTCAGGTTTTTACAGTCCAAGTACTGGTAATTATTACTCATCAAATTCGGGTGGTGGTATCACAAGTAATTCAACAGTAACATCTATAACTATTGATAATCAAAGTTATCCTGCTTGGACTTCTGGTACCGTCAAAATCTATGGAGTGAACTAATGAGCAGACCAACAATACGCATTCACGACCTAGCAACAGACACCATCACAGACCGTGAGATGAACGATGAAGAATTTGCTGCCTATGAAGCACAGCAAGCAGCCAATGCTGCAGCAGAGGAAGCCGCTGCTGAGAAAGCCTCTGCCCGTGCCGCTCTGCTCACTAAGTTAGGTATCACTGAAGAAGAAGCAAAACTTCTCCTATCATAAATTTGGCGCCCAATAATTTCCCAGTAATAGTAAAGGACATAGATAGATGACAAAGGCAAGAAGCAACGCTTACGGTACTACTACCTTAGGCTCTACAACTGTGACCTTGGGCTCTACAAGCACATCTGTTACTAGCCTTGAATTAGTGGCGCCCAAAGAATTTACTACAGTATCTACTAGCGCTATTACCGCAACATTTAACTATGACGCTCTTACTCAGGGCGTTTATTATTCAACGGCCTCTACTACCTCTAACTTTACAATTAACTTCCGTGGCAATGGTTCAACTACGCTAGCTTCAAGCCTAGGAACAGGCGATGCAATCACCTGCAGCCTTCTAGCTACTAATGGAGCAACACCTTACTACGCTAACGTTTATCAAGTAGATGGCTCTACCTCTACGGTAACAATGAAGTGGTCAGGTGGTACTGCTCCATCTGCTGGTAACGCATCAGCCATTGATATCTATTCATTCACGATTGTTAAGACAGCTGCAACTCCTGCTTATACAATCATCGCTGCTGGTCCTATTAAGTACGCATAAGGAGTTATACATGCCATTTTTTGCGCCCGTCTCTAAAGGTGGAACACCTAAAGCCGCTGTAAATGCTTCTTCTGGAGCAACAACATCAACCCGTAACTCTGATGGTAAAGCGCTCTACGTATTTAATGGCTCTGGCTCTATTACTGTTGGAACTTCTGGAATTGCAGAAGTACTAGTAGTTGGTGGTGGTGGCGGTGGTGGCGGGTCATATACCTCTGGTGGTGGTGGTGCTGGCGCTGTTTACTATTCAACAAACCAATACATTCCTGCAGGAAACTATACAGTTGGTGTTGGTGCGGGAGGTAATGGCGGTGCTAGAGGAAATTTTAGTACTGGAACTATGCCTGCAGGTGGCTGCAGCAGTTATGTTGGAAGTGTGATTGCTGTTCCTGGAGGTGGTTATGGTGCTGGTTCAGTAAGTACCGCTAATTATTTTGGTTCTGGTGGCGGAAGTGGTGGTGGAACAGGCACACAAAATTGTGGTCAAACAAGTTCAAGCACTAAATACGTAGCCAACCAAGGAAATCCAGGCGGTAGTGGAACTACTTTTGCAAGCGGTGGCGGTGGCGCAGGAGGTGCTGGGGGCGCAGGTTCAACCTCTGTTTCTGGCGCTGGTGGCGCAGGTACATCGTTAACTGTAACAAACTCAACGGTTGTTTACGGAGCAGGCGGTGCTGGAATGTACCAAAATGCTACCGCTGCTTCTGGAGGAACAAACGGAGGAAACTCAGCAAATGCTTCTGCTCCTAACTCAGGAGGTGCTGGCAACGGTAGTGGTGGAGGTGCGGGCGGTGCACAAACTTATTCTGCAGGCTCAGGTGGCGGAGGAGTAGTAGTGGTGGTGGTCGGATAATGGCACATTTTGCTCGTATTGATGAAGACAATGTAGTACAAGAAGTATTAGTAGTACGTAATGAAGATTGTGGTGGAGGAAATGATGAAGCAGCAGGTCAAGCATTTTTAGCCGATTGCGGGTTTGAAGGTACATGGAAACAAACTTCTTATAACACAACTTTTGGAGTTCATTACACAAAAACTCCAGAATCAACAATTGCAGATGGTAAACCACAATTTCGTGGAAACTACGCAGCAGTGGGAATGATTTACGATGAAGAACATGATGCGTTTATTTATAAAAAACCAACTCAAACATCGGTGTTAAATACAACGACATTTATATGGGAAGAACCAACAGAATAAATTTTTGCCCCCAATAAGGAGTTAATCAATGACTAATTACAAGTACCTACGTGGTGCTTCTATTAGTGACCCTTCAAGAGTTATTTTTGATATTCCTGATGCTCCTACTATTGGTACCGCTACAGATGTAGGAACTTCAAGGGCCTATAATAATGGCGCTGCTACAGTAACAATTACTGGTAAAGCAGTAACAGGCGGCCCAACAACGGGTTACACAGTAACATCTAGCCCTGGCTCATTTACAGGTACAGGTACCTCTCCAGTAACAGTAACGGGTCTACAGAGCGCAACTTCTTATACCTTTACAGCGGTAGCTACTAATACCTCTGGCTCTTCCCCTGCTACTACAGCTACCTCTTCAATAACAGCTACTACAGTTCCACAGGCGCCAACTGTTGGTACGGCTACTGTAACTAATACTTCAACAGTAAGCCTTGCATTTACAGCGGGTGCTACTGGGGGAAAATCTATTACCTCTTATACAGTAACTAGCAGCCCCTCAATTTCTCTTTCAACATCTGGAACATCAAGTCCAGTAACTGTGACAGGGGCATTTTCTCAAGCAACTGCTTACACATTTTATTTAACTGCCGTTAACGCCAATGGAACATCTGGAGCATCTGGTGCATCTAACTCTATAACTCCTTATTCACTTCCAACAGTTACTGGTGGAACTCTTACCTCAGATGCAACTTACTATTACAGAACATTTACTGCTAATGGAACACTGGCAGTATCTAACAGCACATTGACTGCTGATATTTTAACTATTGCTGGTGGTGGGTCTGGTGGTGTTGGCGGTGGTGGTGCTGGTGGTCTTTTGTATTCTGCATCTCAAACAATTACCGCTGGCTCTAGTTGGCCCGTTGTTGTAGGTGGGGGTGGTTCTGGTTGGTCTTCGTACACTAATGGTAGTAACAGTACCGTCAATACAACTTCTTATGTAGCAGTTGGTGGTGGAACAGGTGACACTAATGGTTCTTCAGGTGCTTCTGGTGGTTCTGGTGGAGGTGCTGGTTATTCTGCAGGAAATATTGGAACTATTGGAACGGGAACTTCTGGTCAAGGAAATAATGGTGGTACCGCTGCTGGTGCAGTAAAAGTTAACTTTGGTAGTGGGGGTGGCGGTGGAGCAGGAGCAGTTGGCTCTAATGGTTCCTACAATGCTAGTACTGGAATTGGTGGCGCGGGTGGCGTAGGTTCATCTGCGTACTCTTCATGGGGTGCTGCAACTAGTACAGGACAGAATGTAAGCGGAACTTATTACTATGCTGGTGGTGGAGGTGGATACGGTTCAACCGCCCAAGGTGCTGGTGGTAACGGTGGTGGTGCTGCGTCTGACCCTAATGCTACATCAGGTTTGGGTATTGCCACAATAAACACTGGCGGTGGGGGTGCAAATGGCGGTGGTACTACAGGAAACGGTAAAGGCGGCTCGGGAATCGTAATTATTCGTTATACAAAAGCATCGGTAGGTGGATAATGTCACATTGGGCAGAAATTGATAACAATAATATTGTTCTTCGTGTAACTGTTGGAGATAATAATGAACCTGATGAGGGTTACCAATGGTTATTGGACAACCTTGGCGGGACTTGGATAAAAACTTCATATAACGAAAAAATTCGTGGCAAGTATGCAGGCATAGGTGATTACTACGATTCTGTAAATGATATTTTTGTTGCACCAAAACCTTTTCCTTCTTGGATTCAAAATGGTTCTTACTGGAAAGCACCAATACCCTATCCAACAGATGATAAAGAATACGTTTGGGATGAGTCAACTTTTTCTTGGAAAATTGTCAACTAAAAATAAACTACAGTAATAAAAAAAGTAACTAAAAAGTTATTTTAAAATAAAAGGTTTAGTATCTTCTATCATTTTTTTATTAAACTCAGTGCTTCCTATCCAATAAGGAACATCTTCAATTTTCCAAATTAAATTCTTTGATGTAGAAAGACAATGTTGTATTAACCACGTTAATACTTTTGAATTTAAAATATTTCCAGCTTCGTGAACAACAAGATATCTAAAACCATACATTTCTTTTTCATCTATAATAGCGTTTATTTCAGAGGGTTTCATCCACTCAGGTATATCTAAGTTTGTAAGCCAAGCGCACTTGTAGGAAACGCAAGGGTCTTTTGGTCTATTAGGGTAAACAGAACAACCTTTACCTATTGAGATAAAGTGGCAAGGTTTGCCTGGAAAAAATTTATGGCCTAAAGCTTCCCCACTTAACCAACCCTCACAGCATTTGGTGCAAGTTCCACATTCCCGTTTCATATGGGTAGCCTATCACCAAATAACTTCCCCTAGTAAATCCTTTATTTTTAGTAAAAATAGGGAATAATAGGGAGCATGTCAGTAAGACACAGTAGTGAAGAAGATGTAGATGGTATCTATGTCGCTATTAGCGATGTCCCAGATGCCCCCACCTCTCCTGCAGCCAGCGATGTAGGTACCTCTCGTGCCTATAACAATGGAGCTGCTACTATAAGTTTTTCCGCCCCTGCAACGGGTGGTACTCCTAATTCATATACAGCTACATCTACTCCTGGTTCATTTACAGCAACAGCTGCTACCTCTCCTATTACAGTAACGGGTCTTCAAAGCGCGACTTCTTATACATTTTCTGTTAAGGGCGCAAATTCAACAGGTAATGGAAGCGCTTCATCTAGCTCAGCTATAACAGCTACCACTGTTCCTGGAGCTCCAACTATTGGAACGGTTACCAATAGCTACATGGTTGTAAGTGTGCCTTTTACCGCCCCATCAAATTCTGGCGGAAAATCAATATCTACATACACAGCTCTATCTTCTAGTGGGGCTTCTTCATCAAACGCATCAAGTCCAATTTCTGTAACAGAAACTGCAGCTGGAACATATACCTATACAGTAACTGCAACAAATGCAAACGGAACTTCTGCAGTATCCTCTACATCTAACTCTGTAACAGTAACTCCTCCATATCCAGTTGTAACTGGTGGAACACTTACTTCAGATGCAACCTACTATTACAGAACATTTACTGGTAATGGAACACTTGCAGTATCCACCAACTCATTGATTGCTGATATTTTTGTTCTTGCTGGTGGGGGAAGCTCAAGTAATAACACGTCAAATTGCAGTGGACTTGGCGGCGGTGGTGCAGGTGGACTTTTGTATACAGCCTCTCAAACAATTTCAGCGGGTTCTAGTTGGCCTATTGTTGTTGGAGGTGGAGGAACAAGTGACGCAAACGGAAATAACAGCACAGTAAACACCTCTTCATATATAGCTTATGGAGGAGGAGCTGGAAATAACGGCGTTTCTGGTAATAGCGGAGGTTCTGGTGGTGGAGGGGCAACGACAAGTGGTTTAGGCGGTAGTGGTGTAGCGGGTCAAGGAAACAAAGGTGGTGACGGATTCACAGCTACTTCAGGACGTGCTGCTGGTAGAAGCTCGGGTGGCGGTGGTGGAGGTGCTGGGGCTGCAGGTCAAAATGCTGCTTGTGGTGGTAATGGTGGTGTTGGAGTTTCAACATACTCTTCTTGGGGAGCTGCTACTGGGTATGGAGATTTCAAATGTGGTTCCTATTGGTTTGCTGGTGGTGGAATGAGCTACAACGGTACCTGTTCAAGAACACCCACTAAAGGTGGTGGAGGTGCTTCTCCTGGAAGTGGTTATAACGGTTTAGCACAAACTGGTGGCGGTGCTGGAGTAGCAGCTGCACAATCTGGAAATCCTGCAACTGGTGGTTCTGGTCTTGTTATTTTTCGCTACACTCGTTCACAAGTAGGTGGATGATGTCGCACTGGGCAGAAATTGATAACAATAATATTGTTCTTCGTGTAACTGTTGGTGATAATAATGACCCAGCAGGCGATGAAGGTTACTCTTGGCTTGTAAATAATTTAGGTGGAACTTGGGTTAAAACAAGCTACAACACCCATGGAAATATACATTTTACTGGTGGCACACCTTTAAGAAAAAATTTTGCTGCTATAGGCTCTACATACGACCCTATTCGTGATGCTTTTATACCTCCTAAACCTAATTCATCTTGGGTTTTAAATGAAAGTACTTGTATTTGGGAGCCGCCTGCTCCTTAATAGTTTACTGTGTAACAAGTTAAAAATTAATTTGTAAATCAAAAAACTATTTGTAATGTTTATTAGACCAAGCGTTCTTTTTATACCAACCTTTTAATACAGAATCGCGTTCTCTTATTTTTTTTATATATAAACCGTCCATTTCGTCATTAATTTTTGACTTCCAATCTTCTCTTTTAAAAGGTATTACTTGAACAGTAGGAGTACCTTTAGGGATAATTCCTTCAAAGTTTTCTTTAAGAAAAAATGGATGATTCTCTGCTTCTCCCCATTTGTCTGTGTCTAAAATGCCCCCAAATGTATAAAAGGGTAAATCAATTCTGTTTATAGGGTGAATAAATTGACAACTATATCCAGGGGGAGTAATTACAGACCAAATTGGAAGCCAGTTAAAAGCTAATTCATCATACCCTTCCATTTTTGGAATGTGGTTATACTCAGCAGTTGTGCGAACAGTAACGGGAGCTGACGGAACAGATGTTCCCCAAGTAATTCTTGGATTGCCGTCTCCCATTCTTCTTACCTGTATGTCACAAGGTAAAGTAAATATATAACCAGAAGTAAATGTTTCTAAAAAAGGTATGCAATTTCTAGCAGATAAATTATTTTCTTTTTCATAAACAAATTTTGAATGATTCCCACTGTATTTTGGCATAGATTTTAACCACAATGGAATGTTTGAAGAAACTCCTGAAGAAGGAGGGGGAGAAAAAGACCCTAAGTCGTCATTCATTGGATAGAAATGAATTGTTTTTTTAGTATTTCGCATAAGTACTCCTTTTATTTACACCAATAGCTTACATCACATATCTGTGATAGCCTAGCACCCTACAAAGGGAGCTACAAATGGAAATTATTTTTACAGATATCCACAATCAAGAGGGTGTATTAGAAAAGCCAAAACCTGCTACTGAGTACATTCCTCAATGGTATAAAGATGCCAAGGCATATACAAGTCCAGATGGTAAGAAGGCGCCAACTTTAGATGGCTCACCTATGGCGACAATTAAGCGCTGTATGCCTCTATGGGACATGATGACTGCTGGGTACATCATGGAAACCCCATACGATATTTATATTCGTCAGACTCCTGAAGGTCCGTATTTTCAATGGGGCGCTAATGAAGCAATTGCGTTTCAATCTATGGAGCAATTTCAAAATCATCCATACTCCCGCGATATTAACTACGCAGTAAGAATTGTTATTCCTTGGTCAATTAAAACTCCTAAAGGTTGGTCTATTATGGTGATGGAGCCACAACACCATGAAGAAGCGCCTATTTCATGCGCTAGTGGAATTGTGGACTCTGATGATTTTTCAATCCCATTTAATATGTTTCTTAAACTTCGTGACCCTAACTTTGAGGGCATGATTCCTGCTGGTACTCCTTTCCTACAGATTATTCCTTTTAAACGTGAGGCTTGGACATCATCTGTTGGTGGGGAAAAAGAACGTAAGAAACATGCAAAAGATGTTGCTAAATTTAACCGTGTATTTTTTGACCGCTATAAAAAGTTTTGGTGGAATAAGAAAGAATATAAGTGAAGATAACCTTTACAGATACGATGGGTGTACCCGAACAGTATGCCCCTAAACCCTCTACAGCTTCTGTTCCTGATTGGTATAAAAACTTAGAGTCGTACCTATCTGGACAAAAAAAACCTGATGGCAATGGCGGTACACCAGCAAGTATTAAACGCTGCATGCCTGTATTTGATGCTATTACTGGCGGTTACATTTTGTATACCTATGTAGATGTATATGTATCTCAAAAAGATATTCAATATATGGATGGAAAACACCAAGATGAAACTGGTGAAGCTAAAGAGCTTAGTGAAGAAGAACGTATAGAAAAAGGCCTTAAGAAAACTGCGCCCTTTTATGAATGGCCTTCTTATGGACCAGTACAATTTCACCCAGTAAGCCAGGCGCCTACTCATCCACAACGTGGTGACTTAGGAGATTCTATGTCTTACCCTAAATGGATTAACCCGTGGTCTATTCAAACGCCAAAAGGTTACTCAGTTCTCTTTACTCAGCCAATGCACCGTGAGTCCGTCTTTACTATTATGGATGGCATAGTAGACACTGACTCTTACAACGCTCCAGTTAATTTTCCTTTTGTATTAAACGATTGGAATTATGAAGGCATGATTCCTGCTGGCACACCTATGGCTCAAGTAATCCCATTTAAGCGTGAATCTTGGCAAATGGAGATAGGTAAGCAAGAAGATTATATAAAGCAACAAAAGACCACTATGCACCTTCGTACTTCTTTCTTTGACTCTTATAAGAATAAATTTAGGGCGCCTAAGGAATATAAGTAATGTCTAAAGACACGCTAACTATAGGTTGGTGTGATGGTGGAATGGTAGACGGCAAATTTACACAAGGTCTTGTCTACACCATCTCTGACGCCCAAAAAATTGGCATCAACATTACTAACTTTGGTAGAGCTGCTGGCAATCAAATTGGTAGACAGCGCCAAGCT